CTCATCGCTGGGATCTTGACATATCGTTCGGCAAAGACAATCGCTTGGGGATGCTCCACATGTGTCAAATGGCGATGGATAATAACGAACATGAGGTCACAACTTTCATGCCGAAGAAGGGCGATGCACTGTTCTGGAACAGCAGGGTAATTCATCGCGGTTCTCCGCCACGTAGGAACATTCCGAGACCAGCATTGATTGGGCATTTTTCCAATCATTGGACTTGGTCAGAGTCAACAGAACGACCACAACTTAGTGAAGTAGTCGAATCAATGGAACGCGATCCAGATATGCGGTGGCACGGTTCCGGCTGGTATCGAGCCAACATGCATAACTCGGGAGAATGATGAACGACAAAAGAAGCGTTGCGGAGCAGTACGAGCAAGACGGATTTTTTGTGTTGCAAAGCGCTATCCCTGGGGAGGTTATTGATTCATATTTGGAGATGTACCAACATAACCATGGTGAATCTCTTGACGGATGGGGACGTAGCACGAAATACTTGGAGCACCCGGAAATTCTTGACGTGCTTTGCCATCAAGCCATTGAAAGTGCCTTTGAAGAAATTGAGATGGCGGCAGCTCTGCACGTAGAAATGACCATGCAGAGATCCACCCAGTGCGGCTGGCACAAGGACGCTTTGCTGCCTGATCCTCATGCCAACTCAACTTATGTTGGCGTGATTGTCGCTTTGGGTGAACTTGACGACCAGTCTGGACCTTTTGAGTTGATCGTTGGTTCTCACAAGTGGGAACATATTTCTTTTGACGGAGAAAATCACAAAGACGCTGAGGACGAGATTGTCAATCAAAGAATCTTGGTTGAAATTGCGGAGAAGAAGCCAAAGATTTATCGTTTTGAAGGCAGCAAGGGTGATGTCGTAGGTTGGCACTCCCAGACCTACCACCGTGGATCTCGAGTTAGATCAAACCCACATCGGCCAACTTTGATCGGTCATTACTGTGGGACTTATTCTCACGAATTTCATCGCGGACCTTTACCTCCTTACGAGGTGAGGAAGTCAGAGATGGAGAGTGAAACGATGAAGGATAGATATGCTCGCCACGGCGGGTCGGGGGCTTTGTATTTCTTGTGACCTACGTGTAGTTGCTAATTAAAGCATCCCAATCTTTGGCCATTTCACGAACGTCAAGATGCTCACGTACCGTTTTGTAGACCTTTTCTGATTCTTCTTTCCTGACTGAGTGGTTCTTTAGTTCCGCGAGGTGTTGTTTCCACTCGTCTGATGTTGAAGCTAGACGACCTATTCCGTATGTGGTTTGCAGACGCCGGTATTCGCTGATGTCCGAACATACGAATGGGATTCCTGCGGCGGCATATTCGATCGCTTTGATCCATGACTTGGCGTGATTGAACGGAACATCGTTAAGAGGTGCAAGCCCGACATCAAAGGATGTGAAGGCTTTCTGACCATACTGATACGGATCGAACATCGGTGATGTTGTGACTCTTCCTGGATCAATGCCTATTTTGCTTGCCATTGTTGGTCCACCAGCGTAGCCGGTGTGGTGCATGCGGTATTCCCCGTCGGATAGTGAATCCTGCAATATCTCCAGATCCATGGAACGGTGTAGCGTTGACCCGACCCATCCAAGGATTGGCTTCTTTGATGAAATTGGTTTTCTCTTGTACTTGTCGGTATCAACTCTGTTTTCAATCATGTGGACTTTGTCTGATCCAATACTGAATTCGTGTGCCATCTTTGAAAACAGGAAAGGTGTTGAGACAACCACTACATCTGAGAGTTTTATATTGCTTTTGTAGTAGTCAAGTGTTTCGTCGCTGTCAGCATTTTCTTGCAGTCTTTGATAAGCAAGATTGTCGCGATGCAAACCCCAGTACCAGTCATCTAAATCATTGATAACTAATTTATTTCTGTTTTTGGGGCTCATTAGATCTTCTGTCAATTGACGATGCATGATTCGCTGCATGATCACTACATCAATGTCGTAGTGCTGAGTTCCTCGATGGTCAACAATTCCGAAACCTTTGTTCGGGTGAGTTGCTAAAAGTCCAGAGACATACTTGTGTTCAGAGTGGCGTTGCCATTGCTGTAGGCGGATGTAGTTAGCTCCGCCTGGAACGTTTCCGTACTGATTGAAGACTGTTCGCGACCAGTCGTTGGATGCAATCCCAATTTTCATTAACCAATGCTTTCAGGTGCGAGTATCAAATCACCTTAGCATCAGATTTCGTCGCCACCGCGACCTGCACCGCCGAATCTGCGGGGGGCGAGATCTCGGAACTGACCTGGGCGACTTGTTCTGCCAAGTGAACGCAGAAGTGCTGCAAGGGCACGACGCCACCAAGAAGGACGACGACGTCGATCTCCTGGGCTTACTTCTTCGTCAGGTAAAAAGGATGGAGTTGGCATAACTTCTAAATTTTATCATCTATCCGCATTTGGTGGGCGTTCAATAATTGATGCCGTTTCGGTTGCATCTGCGGGCGCTTCAACTGGTATCCAAGCGTTTGAATACTTGTGATCAGCGATATTCCTACTCTTCAGAAGGGTTCCATCAACCATAATGTCAATTTCGTCATAGTGCATTGCAAGTAAACGCTTGAAATCTTTTTCATCGTACTTGCGTGACATTTTTACTTTTCTGATGATTCGTGCCATCTGTTTGCCTGCAACAGACCCCCGACCCCTGTTGAGTCGCAGGTGCATCATCATTGCCTCTGTGTCACTACAGTCTTCGTAGACCACGGGTACAAGGGACTTGTATTTCTTTTCAAACGGTTTCAGGGAGCCAGCAATTTCCCACCTGTAGTGACCGTCAATGATCACGTTGGTTTTCTTTTGGACAATGATTGGTTGGATCCAGCCGTAATCTTTCATGCTTTGGTAGAGCACGCGAAGATCTGGTTGCAAAACGTAGTTTGCTCGCCACTCTGCGGCGTTAAGGTCTTGTCCGTTAACCCATTGAATTTCTAACATATTCATCGGCTGTCATCCTGATAGTCAAGTGCATCCAAGGCTGCGAGTTCGTTGGCTTCCTCTTCTGCGATTCGTACGGTATGGGCTCGAGTTTTTGGTCCAACAGGGCTCACTGATGAGATGTTGAACTCGTTGAGAAGCAGGTTGCGAATCAGCCAAGAGATCGGATACGAGTACGGATCCTTTGTGTGCTTCTTTCTAAATTCGGCAGAAAACGCTAAAGCTCGTTTCCTGATGCCTGGCGTGAGCATGTTGTCGTCAATGCATAACTTGACGCCCTCCCACCCGAGAGTTGCATACGTTTTTATCATGTTCTCAATGTCAAACTCTGGCCACCAGCGACGTTGCGTGTCAATTTGCGGGAAGCATTCGTATAGCCGGTCGTAGAATTCGGGCTCGGTGGCGACCACATCGCCTATCCGCCGGATTGCTACTGCATGCAGAGGGATACCAACACGAGTATTTGATTTGGTGATCGCAGCAAGGTCGTAGTATTCGCAGTAGGAAGCATTGTGTTCTTCACTGATGAATTTCAACACATCATCTGTAGTCCAGTCATAAATGATTTTGGCGAACCGAAGCGGTATTGATTTTTTCATCCTGTAAGGGATGTTGATGTAGTTTTCGTGGAGTTTCTGAACACATGACCTGTACCTAATCATGGACTCATTCGCACGAACACCAGTGAGGAATGCGGTTCTTCCCTTCTTCCCCTGCATCGTGTAGTAGTCAATTGATTGAGTGATGGTTTTACTCGGATCCAGACCGAAGTGTTCTGCGCGGATAGCCCAATCCGGCATCTCCCGGTACAGGCGACCTTCTTTTGCGCGTTTTTCTGACCAAAGCAAGCAGTACTCTCTTCGACCTAGAACCCAGATCTCTTGACCCTGTGGCAAGCAGTACCACTCCATGTCCACCCAGTCGTAATTTCTTACTTCTTCAAGATATTTAACCACCACGGGTGAGACCATTTCTTCATCTCTGAAGATGACTTTGACTGGTCCGAGGTTTCGTTCTTCGTGGATTTCTTTCGCTAGGTACAGGACGGCAGTTGAATCTTTGCCTCCTGAAAACTGGACGCATACTGTGTCAAAGGTGTCGTAGACGTGTCGGATACGCTCGCGTGCAGCGTCAACACATGTCATGTCAAGAAACATTCGTTGGCGTGTCATATTGCGTAGTATCCCTTCCTGCGTGAACCCTTCGGCTTCTCTGCTTTGATTGGCCTACGGAGCAAATAGAAGTGGAGCGCCTCAATCTTACGTTCTTGCTTGAGGCGGATTCGTTTTCCGTTTACCAGTTTTTGGTGTGGCATTTTGTTGCCGAGAATTTCGTTTATCTGCCTGAGTGTGTAACCGGCGTCAAATATTTCCTGGGCAACTTCTTTGGCGTAGTCAGAAGGAACAGTGTGATCCTTGGAGTACGAGTCGGCTGTGATCGCTAGAAGTTTTTGCTCCGTGCTGGGGAGAACTTTTTTCTGTTGTCCGTTTGCGATCTTCGATAGGTTCGCCCGAGAGAAACCCATCTTTTGTTCAATTGCTCGATACCCAATTCCATGTTCTCTCAGGTAGTTGATGTGTCTACGGGAACCTTCCGCTGAAATTAAACGAGGTTCTACGGGAGGTCCGGTTCCTTGCTTCGCTCTGCTGATTTTCCGCTTACGTTCACGAATGTAGATCCGGTGACCTTCTCTACATTCGTCGCATCTACAACCACCTGAGTATCTGCTGTGAGTTCCATGTGGTGATTTGGGTCTTGTGTTAGCCATAGTTAAAAGTTTGAGTGAGCATCAATGAAGCTCATGAGCCTTTCAGCCGTTGTGGATCCGTCATAACCTGGATCCATCCTCAGCCATCTAATAAACGAGTACCATTTTCTTTGTTGATCTGGGTCATCAAAAACAAGCGTGTATTGAACGACTGCTTTGCTTGAGCCTGATTGCCCAATTGCAGTGCTGCCGCTTACTACTGCTTCTTTCTGGTCAACTTCCCCAGATGGGACAAGTCTACTCTCCCCAGAACTATTGTCAACAGTTGGGGTGAGGTTTGCTTGCTTGTCGCGTTCTGGTTCCTCAAGTTCGGGATTAATGATGACAGGAGCGATGTAGCCAGATTCCTCTTCAGAAATTGCTGTCAGACGTGCCGCCTGTTCGTCAAGAGCCGCTAGTTCAAATTCGTCCCAACCCAAACCGTCCCACAAGTCGGAGAAATCAGAAACAACTTCGCTCAACAGTTCGTTCAGAAGTTCAGGATCCGTATGACCCATCTCTGTGGTGCGGTTGTCGGCAAGAGCGAATGCGACAGCAGTTGATTCATCAACTTTCATTTGTACTGCTGCGATTTTGCTCCATCCTAAGCGTCGTGCTGCTTCGACTTGATGGTTTCCAGCAATGACGGTGTATGTGGAGTCGTCATTGGGACGAACGACAACGGGCTTGACCTGTCCGAACTGTTCGTAGGAAGCCATGATGGCGTCTACGTTGCCTTTACGTGGATTGCCATCAAGTGGAACCAGGTCATCAAGGTTGACCAAAAGGTTTTTTAGAGACTTGTCAATTTTTTCCATTGTTCAATACCACTTCTTTATTTACTTCAATTACTTTTATGCCTGCGGAAAGTAAAAATTGCCTAACGGTAAACCAGTCCTCATAACTGTCGTCCGAAAAGCAGACCACCCTTTTTATCCCACTTGACGCAATTTGCTTTGCGCATCCGAAACAGGGGGGACCATTCACGATCAGTGTCGCGTCTTTTCTTTGAGCAGGGTCACTCCACAGTAATGCGTTCGCTTCCGCATGTTGAGCAATGCAGTTGTCGTAGACCGCTCCATTCGGTGACTGTTCATGAAGTCGGGGGCAGTGCCCTTCATTGCAATGCTTCATTCCGGGTGGGGAACCGTTGTAACCGAATCCAAGAACCCTGCCTTCTTCGTTCAGGATCACCGCACCATATTGCCTTTTAGCGCAAGTCGAGAACGTCGCCGCAATCTCAGGCAATACTTGAAGCCATTTGATCTCACGACGGTTCACGTCAGTGACAATATCATGGTTCATGTCAGTCAATTTCAAGAGTAGGGCGGGCGTGGTAGACGCTCCAGTAGGCGTTGAGGTTGATGAGGTTAACTTCTTTGACCTGAATCATTGTCAGGTTTGCGCCCTCACATTTGCTGCCAGTGTACGCAAAGCGTCAATCGAGGTTCGCAAAGAGGACAGCCGTTCACGTTTAGCCTTCACTAGGGCTTCTGCGATCTTGTGCTGATGTATTTCTGCTTCCAACTTGTAGTCAGACCAGGCTTCGCGTTCTTTGATTGAACCTTTAGCCGACAGGTACTCTCTTGCCCATAGGTTTTTATAATTGGCTTCTTTTTCCGCTGCGTCAACTGCAAGAGCTTCAAAGGTTTCCGTTTCGTCTTCAAGCATTGATGTGAGCCGGATTATTTCCTGCTCAATCTCCACTTGACTAATTGGCGCATTTCTAGCCATAGTATTTCTCCAATTCTGACCAGTTGATTTTGTCAAGGGCTTTCTTGTTTTCGGATGGCCAGTCGTATCGGTTATCACCGACGACGGTACGCCCCATCTCCTCAAGGATGAATGCGTCGCAAAGGTCGTCTGCTCCTGCTCCGCTCCAAACGATTCCTGTTCTTGCCGATACTGCTGAAACAACTTCGTTTTTGCTGGCGTTACCTTTCCCTGTTGCAAACTTTGCCCGAACTGTTGGTGGTACTTCGACATACCCAACTCCTAACATATGTAATTGCAAACGAATAACTCCGCCCAGTTCACCAATTTTGTGTGCCTGCGAATTTTTGCTTGCAAACGAGTAGCCCTCAATCACACAAAATGGAAAGTCGTTGCTGCTTATCCATGTTCTGAAATATGACTGTATCTCAAATAATCTTGCCGTTTCTTTGAGTTTGGAGTTAATTACTGTGCGGTCGTCTCCGCAGGACAGACCCGTGGAAGTCAACGACAGATCAACACCAGCAATTGGCTTACTGCTCATTTTCCCAACTCCGTTTCGCTAAACCTAGCGAGAAAGCCAGCGCAGGATAATCCCCAATACGCCGATGGCAAGGGCGGCACACAGCCATAAGATTGTCTTCTTCAAGAATCGAACCACCTTGGCTCCTTCGTACTATTTCGTGTATGTCTACGCTGGCGTTTGAGACGTACGTGACTTTGCCGTCGTGGACAGCGAAAACTCTGCACGCTTCACAAACCGGACGCTCTTGCAACAGTCGTTGTACTAGAGGTCGTCGCTCCTCGTAAACTTTTTTTGTTTTTGCGGAGCGTTGATTCAGTTTGCCAGACCGTTTCAGGGGAGTTTTCTGCTGAAGCGGTTTGCGCCTTTTCATTGAGTAGCAGGAGTCTCGGCTAATGCTCGACGTTGTGTCCGTTTCCGAATACGCCACTGACGCATGTATTCCTTCTGATACTGGTTATTTGCGTCAACGCAGATTTCGCAACGGCATCCTCGTACGTAGCCGGTTCGGCTGTGCTTAGTTGGTTCAGTCATTTCAGATGTCACTTTCTTTAATTGAGTCGAATGTCCATTTGCCATCCAGGAGATCCCAGAGAGCCCGGTCAATTGCTGTGTCTTCCAAGTCGTGCTCTTCAAGCATTTCTCGGTGTCGCTTAATGCCATTTTTTAGCATGATGATTTGCTTTGCCATGTCATCTTCAAATCGTGCGCCTGTCACGATCATTTTGCTGACTTGGGTTAGGCGCGAGTTGACGTGGAACTTGAAGCGCTCAATCTTCTTTGTTTGCTTCTCGTAATACGCAAGCGCTTCGCTAAGCAAAGCTTCGCCGCCGTCAATCGCTGAGTACCTTTCGGTATCCGAGTCAATGTCCGCCTGAATGCGTTCAAGTTGACTCTCAAGGTTCTGGACTAGGGCAATGAGAGCGCGCTCCCAGCGATCCCAGTTTTCCTGCTGGAAAAGAGTTTCCCGTACGTCTGCGCTTACTCGGTTCTTGACCTCTTCAGCAACAAACTTAGCGAATGCGTCGTCAGTGAGGGTTTTCATTTCACCTCCACGCAGGGCACTGCTTCTTGAAGTAACACCAGTTGCATAGGAACGCTTTTCGTGCTTCAAATTGTTCGTTGTTACAGGACTCATCTATTTCTTTCTTTACTTGCACGACATCAGCCGTGATTGCTTCAATTTTGTCGTCTGTTACTTTTCTACTGATTACTTTCGGTGCTTTCAGATAGATAAGGTCTAGACGTTTTGCTTCACCTATTTCTAACTCACGGCAAAGCGCAGCATAAATAAACAACTGTGAGAATTTGTCGTCTTCCCATTTCGGTGCAGGAACTTTTCCTGTCTTGTAGTCGCCGATAATGATTGAACCATCATCGTCAAAGCACAGCCGGTCAATGAAACCTTTAAGTTGAACTCCTCCTAGTTTTCCGTTGAGTTCAAGTTCGATCTCATCAACTGTCGTCTCGGTGGGTTCTTCAATGCCCCAGAGATTTTCAATGCAAAACCAAGAATTCCACCGGAAGGTGTTGTGCTTGTCCTTACTGAGGATGAACGCAACTTCTTCTTCGTACTTTTCGTTCCATAACTTCCGTGACAGCATGCGCGCTGTGTCAAGCGTCCTGTCATCGGGGTCAGTTGCATACAGTTCTTCAAAGACCTCGTGGACGAAGTTTCCCATCAGGGTTGCTTCTGTCGGAGGTTCTCTGAGACCGTCAATCTTTTGATACTTGAATTTCAGTGGACACTGCTTCCAAGTACCTATTGAAGAAGGGGAGAGATGAGGGGGAGGGGTGAATGTCACGCCTCTGACTCTTCCTCACCTCGAATGATGATTTTTGCATCAAACGCTATGCGGATGCACTCAACGAGAAGAGCGTCAAGTTGCTCTTCGGTGAACTCATGCGCCTTAGGTACAGGCTTGCCCCCGCTGTAGTCGTTCCAGAATTCTCGGATCTGACTGACCTGGTCGTCATCAAACTCGTTGCGATACTTCAGGAACTCTTCGTACTTGGGGTTGACGGCGGGCTGTTGTTCTGCTTCATCTTGAGCGTACTCAAGCTCAATGGCGTCAATGTCGCGAGCCAAATACAAGCCGACGCCGAACTGTTGAACTGCTTTCTTCAAAGCATCAGATACGGCACCTTTCATTTCGTCGCCGAGATCTACGATGTCACCGCTTTTGGTTCGCTTGATCTTTTGACCACCGATGCCGTCCTTCTCCACGACTCGGCCACCGATGACGGCATCAACCCGGACGTGGGCGACGATGTAGTCGGGATCTAGTTGATCGCGGTAGCAGGAAACAATTGTGCTGTTCCAGTTCTCCACACCCAACACGCGATTCAAGCGTGTGATGACTTCGGATACAGGAATGTAGGTGAGGCGTGCTCCGCCCTTGCTGAGTGTCTTTTCCATTTCCTCGGGAAAAGGTTCAGACAGTTTCTCGTAGATATGCTTACTGGAATCAGTCATTTTCTTGCTTTCTACTTGTTATTACGGATGTTGATTTTCTCTACCGGCTCGCCGGTTTCACAGTATTCATCTGCAAGGATTCCAAGAGAAGACAAAGCGCCGACCCTCCAGTAGGAAGGTTGAACATATTTGAGCATCTCTTTCATCATGTCTTCGTTTGACATGGTTACTTCGCCAGTGTCTAGGTCAATGGCGGATCTGCTAATGCGTGACGCTACGACGTTTGCTAGTTCGTCATGTTGCCATGCTTTTCTCGGCTTCGACCATCGCCGTTCAACGGTGTAGCCGTTATCAAGGTCAACGATCTCCTGTTCGGCCATCGCTGCTTGAGTTTTCTTGGACATCTCTTCAAAGATGATGCCCATGTCTGATCGGACAATGCTCAACGACACCAAGATCTCGCACATCTGTGCAAGGTCAAAGTCTTCGGAGTTCACTTCCTTGACGTGATCGTAGAGAGCCATCACGTGACGTTTGTGTTCTTGTAGCCAGTTAGGGATATTTTCAGTAGTCAACTCATCACCTTAATAATTGGTGGACATGTATGTCAGATGATGATAGCGGCTCTTTTCCGTTGAGGCAATCCTAGTCCGGTGAGGTGTGTGAATGCTCCTACGGCGGAGTCAACTTGGTCGTCGTGGTTTGCTGCCTCTGGGAATGACGCAAACTCGTCCAACCATTCTGTTAGCCATGATCCACGTACAACTCTGACGTTCCCATTTGCTACCGCTGCGGCGAATGGGCGAGAGCGTGTGACTTTGTCGCCAGTTGATCGGATGCCAGCGAAGTCGTATCCTGGAAGTACGTAGCGGGCATATTGATCAAGTAGGGCTTTGCCTGATGAACCTGGCTCTTGCTCCATCCTGATGGCAACCGCATGTCCGTCTTCGTAGGCTGTTTGAGAGATGAGGTGCTCCACTTGGTGACCGTTAACTCGCGCCTTTTTGACATCCAAGATGTATGCAACGCCTTGGTCAAAAAGCATTAGTGTTCCGACTGTCCAGTCAGGGTCAGGGTTTGATTGAGATGGCTCCGTGGCTGCTAAGTCCCAGAAACGTACGACTCGGGCAGCGTTGGTGACTTCAGGTACATCTAGCGGGTCAATGATGATGAATGATTCTCTTTCAAAGAGACTTCCGAGACTGGTTGTCCACCAGTCACCTTCTTCAAGACGGCGGCGTTCAACTGGATCCAGTGCTTGTAGCGACTGACGGTATGAACTGGCGTCGATGCCTGGGTTGTCGGTCAACTTGGACGGCACAAAAATGCGACCGTGTTCTCTTCCCTCAACAATGAATCGTTGCCTAACCCAGTTGGGGGCTGGGTTTGATGCGGCTCGCATGCGGAGAGGAACCTGAGACAGTGGACCAGACGCTGGGCGACGGAGACGAGAGAATAGGTAGCGGTAATCGGACTCTCTGATTTCGGTAACCTCGTCCATCCCGATGAATTGGAACTCGGCACCTTTGTAGCGCAAGTAGTCTTGGCTGTTGTTGAGGTATCCAAAAGATATGCGAGCACCAGATGGGAAAACAGCGGTGTAGTTGTTGCTGTTCCAGCGAACGTCAGAGTAGGGGGCCATCCACGATACAAAACGGTCCATGATTGCTCCGGGGAGAGCCAGGTCGGCGTAGGTGCGCCTGAACAGGATCGCAGAGTAGTTGGGTACGTCAACGTACTGAAGTGCTGCCATCAGAAGGGCGGATGACTTGCCACCACCTGCGGCTCCGCCGAAAAGTGCTTCAAGGGCGTAGGTTCGAAGGAAAACTTTTTGAGTGACAGAGGCGTCTTCTGGGCAGAACTCCGACATTTTTGGTTCTAAGTATTCTAAGACTTTTTTCCAGTCACTCATGCGGTGCTCCACTACTTGATCTATGAAGTAGTATAGGTTGTTGGAATAGAGGTCAATGTGAAGAAACTGTTCAGCTGGCTGAAATCACGAGATTTACGTGCAGCAACCGCCAATATCATGATGCTGTCATTTATACTATTGACATCGGTAGGTGCTGCTTTGTTGTTGCCTGCTGCTGGTTTTATAACCGCAGGTGTCGCCTGTGGTGTTTTCGGCTACCTACTGGGGTCTGATTAAAGATGGCATGGAATTCTAGACAGACCAAGGATTTGGCATCAGGTTCTCCTGATATGAAAGCCGCATCCCTGAGTCCGGGGGCTCCAGTCGCCTACAACACGGCAGTTGCCGGTAAGCCATATCGTGATTCATGGGATATTGAGCGTGCATACCGAGAAGGAATGCAGCGTGTTGTTTGGGTTTCCCGTTGCATTGACGCCATTTCGGGCAACCAAGCGCGCCTCCCGATGATTCTCCGCGACAACAACAGTCCTGTTGGTCAAGTTATTGACAAGGACAACAGCATTCTTGACATTCTGAATACAAAGAGCAACCCTGCGGAAAACTCTTTTGTGTTTAGGTATCGTCTATCCAGCCAACTTTTGATGTCGAGCCGTGGTGTTTTCATTGAGAAAGTTCGCGGCAGGGACGGACGAATCATCGCCCTTCAACTGCTTCCACCACAAAGCACGGCTCCAATCCCAGACCCAAAGACGTTTGTTTCAGGTTTTGAGGTTTCTCTTTCCCAAGGGAAAACTGTTCGGCTGAAGCCAGAAGACGTGATCTGGTTGCGACGCCCCCACCCTCTGGATCCTTACTTGTCAATGACCCCGATGGAGTCTGCTGGTATTGCAATTGAAATTGAGAACCTTGCTCGGGTCTACAACCGCAATTTCCTTCTAAATGATGGTCGCCCAGGTGGATTGCTCGTCGTTCGAGGAGAGATTGACGACGACGACAAAGACGAACTCCGTAGTCGTTTCCGTGGAAATCTAAACAAAGCAGGCGCTGTTAGTGTCATTGCTGCCGATGACGGTGTTGATTTCGTAGATACCGGAAGCAACCCTCGTGATGCTGCTTACGCTCAGATGCGTCAGTTGACCAAAGAGGAAATCCTTGCCTCTTTCGGTGTCCCCGAGTCAGTGATTGGCAATGCTGCTGGGCGAACTTTCTCAAATGCCGCTGAAGAACTGCGTGTCTTCTGGATGGAGACAATGCTTCCCCACTTAGAGCCAATTGCTCGAGGTTTGGATGAGCTTGATCCGCAGTACTACTTGGACTTTGATACGTCAACGGTTCCAATCCTGATTATCTCCAAGCAGGAACGTCAGCGTTATTTGATGGATGAGTTCCAGCAAGGTCTGATTAGCGTCAACGAGTTCCGTGAGCAGACTGGTCGCAATAAGGTTGAGTCCGAGATTGCCGATCAGTTGTTGTCGAATCCGAACTTGGTTCCGATTGCTAACACCGAGAAGCCTTTTGCTGTGGAGGAACAGCAACCTGTTGCTGCTGGTGGCGCTGTTCCTGCTGGACCTGAAGGTGCAGCTCCTGAGCAGGGTGCTCCAGCGGAGAGCGCTCCTGCTGGTGCCCCTGGCGAGCAACAACCCGCCGCACCCGAAGAGGGCGTAGTCGCTGCCGTTGAGCCCGTTCCGGAGGGACAACTTTCTGCTTCTGGACATGGATCGTACGCCACGAAAATGAACACCCAAGCGCTTTCCGATTGGGATTCAAAGTCGGATAAGGCAACTGAGCGTTGGACGGACATTATTGATCGGGCGTTTGAGCGTCTATTTGAGCGTCAGCAACGTGTGGTGATTGAGAAAGCCATGGGAGTGAAGGCACGTCGTGCTATGGCTGATGGGTCTTTGACTGTGGATCAGATTTTTGATCTTGATGTTTGGGATCGCCAGTTGAAAGATGATCTTGAGCCGCTTTTCCGTGCGGTGCTAGAGGAGTCTGTGGGGTTGATCTCTGAGGAGTCAGGCATGGACGCTACGCCTGATGCTGATGAGGTTAAGGAATACCTTGACAATCAGGTCGCTCGCTCCCAGAAGGTGAACGAGTCAACCCGTGAAGAGGTTGCAGCGGCTCTCATTGTGGCGATGGCTTTGACCGCTGATTCTGATGAGGATCGGTCAAGTTTGTTGCGTGCGGCTATTACTGCAATCTTCGCCAACTTGCTTGGTAAAAGAAAGCGTATTGCTGCGGAGCATGAGACTCAGACGGCTATGAATGCCGGTACTTATTTCGGTAGCAGAATGATTGGTGCTCCTACAAAGACGTGGAAGACCCGTAAGGATGCTCGAGTTCGGCAGGCGCACTCGCTGCTAGATAACAAGACCGTTGGCATCGCTGATGGGTTTGCTGCCGGGGATACGGTTCTTCGTTTCCCTGGAGATCCTTTGGCTCCGCCTCATTTGACGATCAACTGCCGTTGCAAGTTGAATTTTGACTCCTGATTTACTGAAAGTAGTTTTTCAGTAAAATATGTCCACTTGTTGGTGCTCTTTGTGAACTATTATTTAAGAGCGTTACGACAAGAGGAGTTGAAATGCAGATCTCAAATGCATCCGCACATGCCACAGAATTCAAGGCGATCTCTGGACAAATCAATGTAGACGAAGCACAGGGAATCGTTGAGTGCTTCGTTTCCGGAGTTGGCAACAAGGACAGCGTCGGCGACATTGTCCTTCCTGGCGCTTTTACTGAAAGTTTGAAGCGTCGCAAGCCTCGCGTGGTGTGGGGACACGACTGGAACCACCCAATTGGGAAAGTTCTTGAGATTTACGAAGTTGGACCAGCCGACAGGCGTTTGCCATCAAAAATGAAGCAAGCAGGAATTGGCGGTCTCTACGCTCGCGTCCAATTCAACCTCAAGTCCGAAAAGGGGCGAGAGGCTTTCACCAACGTGTCTTTCTACGGAGAAGAGCAGGAGTGGTCAATCGGCTACAAGACGCTTGAAGCCACGTACGACAACGAGCGCAAAGCGAATTTGTTGCGGGAAGTTGAACTTTATGAAGTTTCCCCAGTCCTTCACGGAGCGAACCAGCTAACTGGTACCATTTCTATCAAGTCAGATAAAACTGACGATGAAGTATCTTCGTTTGGTAAAAGCAAATGGAAGATGTTTGATAGGGAATTTGCCGCTCGGATCAAAGAGGACTACCCAGAGATTTGGAAAAAAGGCGGGAACATCAAAGGCAACGCTCAATATGCGATTCTGACAAAAATCGCAGAAGAGGGCGGGGTCGCAAAGACTCAAGATCAGATCAACGCTCTCGAATTGCGCGAGGCGTGGGTGGCCCGCCACGAGGGAGACTTTCGCCTTCCAGGCGTGATCGCTCAGATCAAGTGGTTAGCGATAGGGGGCAGGGGCGAGGACTACATGAAGAACGTAGTCCGGGAAGCGATGAAGAAAGTTGATGAGCGCAAAAAGAAAGATGCTCTTGACGATCTAGATGAACTTGAAACCGTGATGGCTGAAGAAAAAGGTCATGGCGGGATGGAGTATCACTCGCTGAAAGTAGAGCTCGCCAAGCGTTTTGGTGGCCCCATCCGTGTTCGTGAAATCCGTGGCGGGAAAGTCACGTTTGATCACATGCATGATGGCGAACCAATGACAATGCGTGTCGGATTCCGTTACGTTGATGGGGAGTGGATGTTCGGAGAGCCTGAAAAAGTTGTTGTCCGAACGATTTATGTGACTGCCGAAGACGGCGACGACGAAGGCGGGAACCCGACAGAAGAGGGCGAAACCCCAACTCCTGATACTTACGGAAGTTCTCCCACTGAAAAAGATTGTGGCTGCGGATGTGGGGGCAGTGGCTCAGGAGACACCATGTCTCGTGTGCGTCAAATGCTTGACCTCATCAAGTCTGACGTGTCCGATGAATTGGAGGAAAAGGTCGGACGTGTCATCAGCGCGGGCAATCTTGAGAAACTCCAGACGGCAATGAATCTGTTGCAAGAAGTGATCGCCGCTGGTGGTCGTGCAGAGATTGAAATGAAACTTCGAGCGCCAGCAGAGAAGTTGTTTGCAATCAAGTCTCACATTGATCCCGTTTTGCAGCATTACTCGGCAATTACTGAGGTTCACGAAGACGGAATCGCTATCAAATCTATTGACGGTGACGTGGCGAACTTCAAGAATGCGCTCAAGACAGCAACCGAGTCGTACATCTCCAAGAATAGTTGACAAGCAAGTTCTTAGGGAATATCAGTAAAGTCGGATTTTACGTCACAGCGAAATGAAGTCGTTACTTCAGAACACTGGTTGCGTAGACTAAACTAAATGAGCAACACATGGACAGAGAAAAGTCTTTAGTGAAAATCACCAACAAGTACCTTTGCATGGTTTCAGGTCAGAAACGAATGGAACCATGTTCTGGGTGCTCTAATCCCAAAGGCTGCTTGTCACGAGCAATGCAGTACAAGGAGACAGAGGAAATGGAAAGCACCGAAGAAAAAGCCGTCGTCAAGATCAGTGCAGATGGCGATGTTATGAAATGTGCCAAAGGCATGGACATCAAAGAGTGTGGTTACAAGGGCGGCAAAGTATGTGGCGCTTGTGGAGCCATGGCTGTTGAGGCTAAAGACGATTCTCAAGATCTGGCTGAAGATGCGACAGAGGTCGCCGAGCTAGAGATTTCTGAGAAGGACGCAGAAGAGATCATCGAAGCAAAATCCGAAGATGCTCCTGCTGAAGAAGACGACGCTGATGCCGAAGAGGCAACCGAGGCTGATGCCGAGGAGAAAAGCGCTGACAGCATTGAAATTGAAATCGTTGACGCTGCTGACGTTGAGGAGAAGGCATTCGGTGCGCCCGCTCCTGTTCGCGGCGACGAGGACGAGGACGAGGAAGAGGACGAAGCTGAAGAGGCTGCTCCTGACGCAGAGATGGAAGACGAAGACGACGAGGACGGCAAGGGTTACGGGATGATGAAGCCCGGCAAGCGTTCACGTCGCATGGCGATGAAGTCACTTGGCGTTGCCGAGGAAGAGGACGTGTTCCTCTGCCAAATGGAACGTAAGGTTTACTCAGCCAAAGACGACGTCTGCGCCAACTGCCCTGGCGGTTGCGCCCCCGAAGAGGGCATGCCCGGAATCCTTGATATTGAAGGTGTCGCTCTTGACATGTTCGGCGGCAAAGTTCTTTCTTCTGGCTATGCAGACGAAGCGGATCTGTTCATCGTTGACGTGATGGGCAAGGACGGGCGAGCATTTGAGATCCTCGCTGACGGTCAGACTGGTGAAGTTGTTAACTTCCATCGCCTGACAACGTCTGATCTTGAGAGCGCCATGGGTCAGAAGTCTCTTGAAGACGCAGAGAGCGCCTTGGTTGATATCAAGAGCGCCGAGCGTATTGCTTTGGAGATGCTGAAAGACGAACTGGGAATTGAAGGCAAAGTTCTTGAAGCCGACTCCGACCTCTTTGAGGGGTATGACTCGTACGTCTTTGAGATTGACGGCGAGAACGGCAAGTCGTACGACGCTTTCGTTGGTCTCGGCGGTGAGCGTTTCGGCTACGACGAGTACGACGCCTCTGAAGTTGTTGATATTGAAGCCGAAGCGGCTGAACTTGCGCTGAAGCGGATGTATTCAGACGACGAGCGTGAGAAACTCGCTGAGAGCGGCATGGCGATGGAAGACGGTTCGTTCCCAATCAAGGACGTTGAGGACTTGAAGAACGCTATTCAAGCGTATGGTCGAGCCAAGGACAAAGACAAGGCTAAAGCACACATCATCAAGCGTGCGATGGATCTTGACTCTGCTGACCTCATCCCAGAGAACTGGGTGCCAAAGAAGATCGCTGAAGAGGCTGAGGCTGCCGAGTCCGACGAGAAGAGCGCAGAAGACGACTTCATGGCAAAGATCATGGAGTTTGAAATGCTTTCCGTTGAGGACGAAATCGGCGAAGTCTGACCTCTACAATTTAAAAGAGGTATGGGGACATGGACCCTGTTACTGCTAGTCAAAAAGTGAATATTGCTATTCGTCGTGCCAAAGATCTAAGCGCATCAGCGAAGGCACACCCACTTCTTGACCGGCATAGGGAGCCAGAGTACGTCTACACGCCTTACGAGTTTCGCGGCACTCACGTAAAAAGGGTCATTGCTGATCCCGAGCGTGAACTGGCTAACAAGGTAAGAAATGCTATTGCCGCTTCTCGTGCAGATATTTACGAACGTTTGCGTTCTCAATTTGCGAGCGATGACGATTGCGGATGCGAGAGTTGAGGTAACCGATGGAAGAAAAAGCTCCTACCCCTCCGGCGTTGCAGTCGGTTTTAGATCTGCCCCAAGAGCGGATCTCTGGTGACATTCTTCGTGGCTATGGACCTCGTCGTGGAAACTTGGAGCGTCTTCTCCGCTACTGGCGTCCGATTATGCGTAAACCTGGCGGTTTCCGTCGCTGTCGCCGAATTCTTGCAAATCACCCCGAGTTGTACCCGTTGGAGCGGATCTGCGCTTGGCTCCACCACGAAACAACTGGCTTGTGGCCAAATGAGGGATGCCATCATCCTGGCATGAAGAACTGTCGAGGCAAGCCTCGCAAGGGTCGTCGTGGTTCTTTGTGGACGGACAAAGAGTGGGAGCGTCGTTTGGCTCGCCGTTTCCGTCGGGGCAAAAAAGGGGCGTTGACCCCTCAAGAGAATTATGTTGTCACTGAAGGTGACTACACCTACGCCATGAAAGTCCTGAGCGAGTTCATGGAGATGGAGAAAGGTTTTGTTGACTATCTGCGAGATGACAAAAACTGGATCCATATTGGTGAAGACGAAAACGGCAACGAAGTAGAGCATGAATGGATGAAAGCCGACTCTGACGGCTGTGGCTGCGGGTGCGGCGATGGCTGATCGTCTGCCTCGCCCGCTTTCTTTCATTCGTCATTTCGTTCTTGACGACGAGCGGAAGCCAGCAACGGGGTTGTTTTATTTCCCTTTGCTCGGTTCTAAGGTGTTGGCTGAGCATAAGGGTCGCTTGTACCGCAACCAAAGCGTTAAGCGTGTTGGGGCACTCGGAGGTGGGCGGGCATCGCAGGCTGCTCAAGCCGCTGGCTCAATGCTTGCTCCAGGGAACGTGAGTCCTGCTCGTTCGCCTATTAGGTCTGGAATTTCTCGAGCTTTGACCCCTGGTGGTGGTCGTGGACGTGGATCTGTCCCACAGAAACCTGAGCGCGGCTACCGTTGCCCAGAAGGTTTCCAGTTTGGTGGACGTTTCACTGATGAGAACTTCACAACTTGCGGTAAGCAGTTGTTTGACATTCCTTCATTACGGGAAACTCTCGCTCAGGCGATTTACCGTACCCGTGGCACTCGTTCCGTTGGATCTGGTGCTCCCTCTACGTCTACTGACGCTGAGGTTATTGAAGGTGGAGCGGATGACGCTACAGCACAGTTGATGGTTCAACGTGCCGCAAATGTTCCTCGTGTTGGGAACGAGGATAACAAGGCTCGTTCTGAAGGTATCAAACAGGCTGTTGATGCTGTTGCGAATCAAGATGCCGAATCGGGCGTGTTGGTACGTCGTGACGGATTTTTGATGGTTCCTGTGGTTTCTGCTCAGGAACTGCGTGATGTTCCTGATAACAGGAACATGGAAGAAGCGGCGTACGTGATGTCGGCACGCTCTGCCGAACAACTTGGTGGCGACGAGCTGAAGTTCTTGTCAAACACGGGTGTCACATCTCTGGTGTACGTGACTCCTAACGGGGTGCAGTTGCGTTTGGATAAGAAACGTGATCTGTCCACGGGTGAGCGTCGTCAGTTGGGTAAGGACGTGGCTGATGCGAAGAAGCAGGATGTCTCTACAGATCCTACGGCTCGACTGAAGTTTATTGCTGAGAAAACTGACGGGTCATTTGAATTCAGTCAAGATATCGGTGACGTCAAAGACGGGGATGAAACTATCTCGTCAGGTAAAAACAAGGGCATGCCTCGTTGGGCTGTTGGTGCGTTTGTAGAGCAGCCGGATGAACGAGTTGAAGATGCTGTTGATGATGATGGAGAGGTCACTGCTGCTGTACCAACTGCGGATGGTGATGCAGTTGCTCCGGATACTGAGGAGCGGATTGCCACGGTTAAAGGCGCTGTAGAGCATTTGAATAACGGTGGTCTTCTGTCTCAGTTAGATCCTTCTGTCGTGTTTGAAGCATTGAAGAGAAGCGACCGGTACAAGGAGCGCGAACTTCGTGAAGACATCACTTTGTTTGAACCTGAAGAAGGCGCAAAGATTATTGTCAAAACCAACAACACTGATTTTGAACATCTGAGCGCACACTTCTCATCAGAGGTATTGCGGTCGCTTGGTGTGCAGGCTCCAGCAGTCAAGTTCGCTGGCGAAGGTGACGACAAGCCATTTGCTTACCGTTCTCCTGACGGGGTGATTGAAGGCACGTTTATTGACAGAAACTTGAGCCCTGGTGATCTTCCTCCTGAGCGAATTATTGGCGTTCAGATTGCGGACTGGCTGTCCGACACCCGTGACCGTTCTCCTGCCTCAATCATCGGCGTTCGCCAAGAGGAAAATGAGGATGAGTTTGATCTCGTTGCAGGTATTGGTCCTGCTTCTGCCCTGATTGGGTTGAGTGCTGAAGAGTTGGAAGAGCGTCGATCTTTGGATATCCCGGCTTTCTTTGAGTCAACGAAAACCTCTTACGGTCAAGATTTCTCTGAGGCGACAGATCAGCAACGTGACATTCTGATCCAGGTTCTCAATGCTCTTATTGATAGAGCACGTGAATTTGATTGGACGGAGTACCGCGAGAAATTAGCTGTTGACGGTAAACTAAGTGAAGGCGAAGAGCAACACTTGGAGATTGTTGAAACTCTTTTCAATGATCGTCTGAATAAGTTAGAGAACTCTCGTGAAGCACTGCTAGCGATCTTGGGTATTCAGTGATGAAACAAATCAGTTTTGTTAAAGATGTTGAGACTGGGGATCTGTACGGTTTCATTATCCGTGACGGAGATCGCGCTACCGCTATCGGCGCTACGCCACACGCTAAAACTTGGGCTAGTTGGGCAAATCACTCAAAGATGTTGTCTGACCAGATGACCAAGTCACTTGATGTGACGTTGCAAAAGTCTGAGTCCTTTGACTTGAACACTAAGCGTCTTGAGGTTCTCAAGTCTCGTCTCCCACGTAACTTGTTTGATCAGATTGTTGATAACGCTGATGATGAGGCAATGATTATTCGTGGGACTCGTCACAAGACGATGGGTGCCAGGTTTATCAGTAAGTCTGTGAGCCAGCATAAACATCCTTACCAAGGTGTTGCTTCACGACCATTGAGTTCGTTCTCCCTCGCTGACCGTAAGGCTGCGATGGAATACAAAGCAGTATTTGCTGAGACTCAACAGAAGTATTCAACGCTGAATATTCAGGTAAAGAAAAACCGGGCTGTTTTTGACCCGAACATTGGTCCAGGTGGTGGATGGCGTTGTCCTGACGGATCACTTTACGGCGGTCGCATCACTGACCGTTTTGGTCGTGGATGTGGTGGGGGTCTAACTCGCCGTATCGGTCGCGCAATCATGAATGCTGGTCGTCGTCTTGACGATCTTGGCGAAACGATGGATCAGCGTCGTGCTGTTCGTCGAGCGGCTCGGGTTGAGCGTCAAGCAGATCGACGTGAGCGTGCAGCGAAAAAGATCCAGCGTGTCAGCGACTCTCTTGAGTCTTTGGCTCAGGCACTGGTTGGTGATTATCAGCCGTTGGAAGGTATTACTCCTAGACGTAAGCGTCGTCGTGGCGCTGGTGTTGTTGATGGGGATCTTCCAGATACAGACGTGCCTCGTGCGCGCCGTCGGAAGTTAGTTCCTTCTAAGCCAAAGCGGACAGTTGTTGCTGATGATTTGAAGAAGAAGCCTTCAGGTCGAAAAAAGCGTGGCGCTGAGGCTAAGCCGACAGAGTTGACTCCTCGGGTTCGTAAGTTGACTGAAAGTCTTGCTCAACGTCTCGTTGGCGACTACGAACCACTTGAAGGAATTGAAGGTCGTCCGCGACGGTCTCGTCGGTCTGACGGTGATCAGAGAACGGTAATTCAGCGGATTCAAGATGCTATTGAGCGTTTCGTTTCTCGGTTGATCGGCGACTATGAGCCGTTGGAGGGAATCTCTCCTCGTCGTGATCGTCGTCGCCGTGAGGTTGCGAAGAAAGTTCCGACTCCCGCTAAGAAGCCTTCTGGTAAGAAGACCCCGGCGAAGAAGACCCCAGCGAAGAAGCCTCGCGCCCAGAAGCCAAAGAAAAAGGATCGCGTCGCTGAGATCAATGACGAACTGAAAAAACTTAGCCAAGAGCGGATGTCAATTGAATCTAAGGAAGGCGCTTTCACCCAGAAAGAGAATGCGCGACTAAAAGAGATTGAGAAGGAACGCTCAGCTCTGCTCGTTGAGAGAGCGAAACTTGAGTCCGCCGATCCGATGCCTCAGGATATTCCAAGTCCTGATAAGCCTAAGAAGGTTAAGCCTGCTGCACCTTCAAAAGCAAAAGCCGGTAAGCAGTACGGTGGTGCCTTCAAGAACGGCGACAACGCTAAGGCTAAAGCCGTTGAGCGTTCCATGGAGACTGGCCAGTCGCTTGTTGTGGTTCGTGGCGATGACGACAAGTTCCGAATCGTGGACGCTGACCGTTTGAATGACGACGACTCCTTGATGGCGATGTTTGCTGTTACTCCTGAGGGTGGCTTTGTTGAATGGGACAACGACCTGTCGTTCGACGACAACATGAAGGTTGTCAAGGCTGCAATTGATCTTGAAGAAAAAGACATCATTGAGGAACTGAAACCTGTTCCGGTTGAAGATCTTGACCTTGAGTTGAAGAAGTCAAAGACAGGTTCTTTCTTGCCTGATGCTTTGAACTCAATCATGTTGGAAAACCATCGGAAGGGTGCTGACGCCGATTTCCGTAAGGCGTTCCACGAGCAACGGTTGAAGAACTGGTCGTTCTGGAAAAATCAAGTCGGTGACGACAAGTTTGAAGATGTCACTGACGCTAAGGGAGCGTTGGCTCTCATTGACGCTCACTACGAGAAGGTTTCAAAAACTGAGCCTATTGACGAGGCGCTGCTTGGCATGTTGCGTGCTGAGCGTAAAAACTTTTTGGCTATGTGGGTTCCTGATGATGGAATGGACGAAGTCAATTTCTATGAGCGCTTTAACTATGTGAATCCGAAGCGGCGTCAGGCGATTATTCAGCAAGCAAATGTTGGCGAAATGCTGGTTGGCAAGAAGAAGAAGGCTGATAAGCCGAAGACGCCGAATGTTGATGCGCCTATCAATCCGGATAAATCTGTTGTCCCTGAGGCTGATGCGCCTGAAGCACCAAAACCTCCGGATGCGCCTAAGCAACTTTCAGTGCCAGGTAAAGACGTGGAGCCTGACAAGGTTTTGAACCTTGGTGAAAACCCTGGCAAGTATGTCATGTCGTATAAGCAGGGGTTGCGTTCAACTATTGAGAACTTGCCTGAAGATAAGAAGAATAAAAATGACATTCTCTATAAGAGCAATGACGAAATTGATGCAGCAGCGAAACTGAATGCTCAAGCTCCTGAGTTGCACGTTTTGAATTTGGAGTCTGAACAGGAGAATTTGTCTGAACTTCGTGGGGAGTTGTCAAAGAAGATAACGAATGGTGAGACGGTCACTGAAAACGATGTCATCAAGTTGATCCGAGCAGAGAATAAAGTTCGCTACTACCAGACAGCGGTGGATCAAGATAACGAAGTATATGAGGCGAGCGTTAAGGCACAAGAAGCCCAAGTGGCTGCTTTGCAAGCCAAGATTGATGCAGACAAGACCAACGTTCAACTCACTCAGCAGAAAAATTTCACAGAGGCTGCTCAACTAGGTGCTTCTTTTGAGTTAGACAACGAGAAACTTCTGTCAAATGTTGACGACGTTGACGAATTGAAGGCTGACCCAGACGCATACATTGCTGCACTTGATGACGACTTGAGTTCAAAGAAATTTGAAGTCAACGCAGGATTGGCTGAGATGCACGTGAAGGTGTCTGAGGGAACTGCTACGGAGGACGACATTCAGTCGGCTCTCGCTAAGCATGCTGAAGTCCAGAAGTTGGCTGAGGTCGTGGAAGCCCTGAAGAAGAAGTCGGCGGCTGGCACGTTGTTCCCGTCAGACAGTGATGACGGCGACAGCGCAGAGTTCAACCCGTTCCGTGCAGACTTTGACACCTATGAAGGTGACACCACTCCTTTTGACACGTTTGCGGATCGTTCTGCGTATCAGAAGAAACTTGACCAACTATTTGTTGATGCAAAGATTAAAGATGCGAACGCTCACTCGGCGGGTGAAAAAGACGGAAGCATCGTTGCGAGGTTCGGTAAAGAAGATGGAACTGTTGACGAGAAAGCAATTCTTGACAAGTTAGGCGAGCTCGGCAAGGCGTATGACGGGATAAATGCGGCGAACCTGCAAAAGATGGGTTCTGGAGAGTTAAGCCCTAACGATCTTGAGTTGAAGTATCTGGCTATGGCCGAGATTGAGAAAACTAAACATGCTCTCACTCGGTCTTACGCAATTAACGCTGAGTTGAAGAAGAAAAACGAAGATGACAGCCTGACAACTCCAGATTTGATGCCGGATGCTGATCTTCCAGATGATCTAACCGACGGTCTCCCTGAAGTTGACAACATGGAGTCTGCGATCAAGGACTCGATTGATAACTTCACTCCGACCAAAGCAACTATTGCCTCCGCTAAATCAAAACTGATTTCAGACGCAGAGTTCAACGACCTCAAGACGGAAGATGACGTCAACGCTTACTACGATTACTTAGAAGCACGAATTGCTGGCTTGTCGGCACCGTTTGAAATTGTTGCTGTTGCTGATGAGCCGAACTATGAGGCGCTGAACGCTCATTTCGGAAGTGAAGAAGAGTTCAACCATGCTCTCGCTGTTCACAAGCACAAAAAGGCGTTGGAGAAGTGGGTCAAAGTATCTCGTATCAGCGCCATAGAGTCGCTTGCTGACTCTGAGAACACTGATGCGCCTGACAAGCCGAAGACGATAAATCCTGATTCACCAGGTGACGCGGCTGGCCACATTCTCTCTCACTTGAAGGCTTCTGCTCCTGACTTCAAATATGACACGCAGAAAGAAAAGCAAGAAGCCAAGGGCAAGACAATGCAGGGTCAGATCTCAAACGCTGACTATGGCACCGACTTGCTTGACTCCCTTCCGGTTGACTTCTACGATCTTTCCGCTCAGGAACAGATTGACGTCCTCCAAAACCTGACTGGTAAAAACAACCCGAACTCTGCATTGGGTGAGATTTACAAGACCTACATTCTCCGTGCCAACGGAGACAAGGAAAGTCTTCAGATACTCCAAACAGGCATTGACAACCCAAGCGATCAAAACCTTGTAACTCAGATCCTGCAAGCAACTGGAACAAACTCGTTGCAGGACGCTATTGATGTCGCCGCATCCGATCTTGACGCAGCAACTGACAAACTTGGTGCTGCTAACGACGAGATCTTGAAGTTGCGCGCTATGCGTGATGTAAGCACTGCTCGTAACAAGTACATCGCTGCGCTGTCTGCTCGAATGTCAGATCCTTCACTTCCTGACAGCGAGAAGAAACTTGTCTATCAAGAACTTAAGAAGTACGCCGACTTTGTCCCAGAGGACAAGCGCTTAGCCTTCAAGCAGGGAATGCTGAACATCAAAGATGTGCAGTCAAAACCATCCGACAAAAACACCGGCTCTGGAATGCTTTCCACTCCAGATTTTGATCCTGTTCTTCTCGGTTCAACATCTGACACTGGTGACGCTGTCGCACAAACAATCCCAGTTGGCAACGCCGGACTCTTTGACGTTGAAGACGCTGCAACGCATGTTTCCACGGGTGGCGCTTTGTCTCAAGTCCCAGACGATTTCTTGAAGGACTCAATTGTTGCCAACCTCGGCGAGAACAAGAGGTTCCAGCCATTTGCGATCACTCAAGGATTCAACCCCGACAACTTCGCTGTTGTTGATTCAGTGACAGGCAAGAAGTACATCATCAAAACCGAAGATCGCAACCACATGGGTCACATCCAAGAAGCTCTTGGGGCGCACTTGGCGAACGAACTCGGGTTCCCAACTGCTGGTATCCGATTTGGTTCAGCAGTAAAAGACACGAACCTCCCTGGTCCACAGCAATCTGCGGAAGGTGTCACCCAGGGTCGCGGTCGAACAATGGTCATTGAACACCTTGAGAACCAGTTCCCCAATAATGAGGTCAAGTCTCTCCATCAGATCCCTGCGGATGCGCAGTTGACCGGAGAATCAATTGCTCGGATGATGGTTCTTGACAGGACAATGAACTACTTTGATCGCACGCCCGGCAACATGTTTGTAGTTAAAGGGTCTGACGGTAAGTGGAATCTGCATCCGATTGACCACGGTAATGCTTTCCGTGACTGGGGTGGTTCAGGTGCAGAACAAGGCGCTGGCTTCACGAAGGTCACGAAGGGCGACAACGTTGACCTCATGGGTCTTGTTGCCAAGTTGTCTCCTGAAGAGAAAGAGAAATGGGCAAACGCTCTCAACAAGGCGTCACGGAAGGTTGCAAAGTTGGACATGGATTCCGCTTTGAAAGCCAAGTTGACGTCCGGGAACGTCGTCGGTAACGAGGATGTGCAGCGCCTAGACAAGCACATCGCGTACTTGAAGACGAAACAGTCAAACCTTGACTGGGATGCCATGACCACATCTGCTTTGGCGAAGGCTGGCTACAGCCAAGAAGAGATTTCTGACATTCTCACTGGTGGACCAGCAGTCAAGAAATTTGCAGTGAATCAGGGTGATAGCCCTGCTGCTACAGCGGTTGAGAAAATGAAAGCCAAGTCTGGTACACGTAACTTTGGGCACGTCATGTTGTGGGACGGCGAAGATATTGAAGGTTTCGCTGTTCGAGCCCAAGACATCAAGACCACTGGGATGCCTGATGCGGATGGAAATGTTGGTGGTTCTGGCAAGATCGCAACGATGCTCAACTTGAAACTCCGTGGTGACGCTCACGCCAAGATGCAGTCAGAACTTGAAAATCCTGAAGCAAATGGCTGGACGTACTTGGTTCAGGGCAAAGCAACTGCTCGGTACTCAACCCAACTTGGAGCCAAGGCAGGCGAATCCAAGAGTTTCAACTTCAACAACCCGAAGACCTCCCCTGGTGATGAAGATGTAATGACGTATCGGAAAGTGATGCCTGATGGCACTGTCATTTTGGCGACAAAAACGTCTAATACTAAATCTTCGTACCATGCGACGTATTCGGTCATTTTGCCCGGAAAGTCGGATGACGTACTCAATGATGCAAACGTGACGTCGGCTCTTTCAAACTTGGGTGTCAAGAACCATGGCAATCCAACACCGGAGGATGTTCGCAATTATGGCGTTATGACTGCCGGTCGCGCAGTGTTGGGTGCATCAAATCTGACTGGCAATGAGGACATTGACGACATGCTTGATGCCTTGACTAAAGCCGGTATTGACCCAGAGGGTATCTCAATGCGACCGACAACTACTGGCGAGTTGAAAGTTATGTTTTCTCCGGAGGATGCAAAGAAACTGAAAGAGAAGTACAAACTTGGTCCGTTGTATCACGATGTGATGTACAAGTCTGACTCATCAGTTGACGAAAAATTCTTGTCAATTTTGGCAACTGGGTCTTTGGGTTCAACAACGACTCGCTTCAACGGAGGCATTGGCAAAGCGGGTGGCTCATCAGCGGCAGACGCTAAGAACAAAGGTAGCGCTGACTATGTGTTTTTGGGTACTACCTCTGAGACTTCTGCTGGTTCGTACAGTAATGGAAAGGTTTATACGCCACCAGAGTTGATGATGGCGTATGCCGACATGTACACCCAGCAAAATGATGCTTGGGGCGAGTTGAATGCTCGATGGGGTCACGATAAAGCGTTCCAAGCCACTGCTGGCGGTAACCAGATGATGGTTCGGGATAGCGTCCCAGCGTCGTCGTCAATCTATGTCACAAGTACTGCTAGTTCTGTGATTCAAAATTTGCAGGCGATTGGTATTACCGAAATTGACGGCGTCCCAGTTTCTGACATAGTTGTCACTCCGGCGGAAGCGGATGCAGCTTACCAGAAGTTGCTTAGTCGTTTGAAAGCAGAAGGGATCATCGCATGATGCGCCAAATCCCGGTTTGGGTAAAGGTTGGCGAAGAAACCTTCAAGGATTTTGACGTCATGGACAAGTACCTGACCGATGAAATGAAGTCAGCCGGTGTTGTCATCGCTGGACCTGTCGTTTTATCTGGAACTACTTCAGATAATCGTAAGTGGCTGTCTGACTACGAAACTCCAATGATGGTTTCTTTCATTAATATGGGTGACGACAAGATGATGTCGGTGTCGGATGGCTCTCGTGTTCATCCGATCATTTTGGATGGCACCGTGTACATGGACGATAAGCGCATCGCTGTGCCCACCTTGTACCACGGCTTGATTCATGTCCGGAAGTTTGATCGATCAGATCTTGCGTCTTTGCCGGTTCCTGCTAAACACCGCAAGTCGGTTAAAGCCTATGTTGATTTTATTCGTACCCCTGACGACGAGGAAGAGTGATTTAAGTGAAGAAAGCTCTTCTGTATTTTGACCTCGTCAAGAACGGTGAACAAATTCCGCAAACAGTTTTCATTTATAATGACGGTGAAGTCAAAATCGTCGGCAATGAACTAACGATGGGTGGTTCAATGCAGGCAACTTCACTCAGGAACACTTTCGCGGCTTTGACTGCTAAAGAGTCCGAAGATGCTGCTCGCATGATTTTTGACGAGTACACACCAGCCGCTCCTGGCTACACCGCACAATCCTTTGTCGTTGACTATGAAGGCGAAGGCAAAGAAATGGCGGACGACATGTTTAACAAGTTGTCCTCACGCAACTTTGATAACGCGAAGAGGAAAAAAGATGGCTAAGCAAGAGGATCCAAAGAAAATGGCTTACCGGATGGCTCGCTACATGGGCTGTTCCGGTGTTCATCAGAACGACGACGGCGTCTGGATGCCTTGCAAGTCGCCTGAAGAACTAATGCGACTGTCGGAACGGGCAGAACCACAGAAAAAGTCAATGATTGTTGAGCCTGAGAAGAAACGTCGTCGCCGCAAAAAGCGTGGAAAAGACTGGGAAGAGCTAGGCGAAGGAGGTGTCGGAAGCATTGACACCCTTCCTGGTGGCGGTCTTGTTTCTGGCACTGGTGTTGGCGGTAAAGCCGTGAAGGGATTTCTATACGGTCGAGCAAAGCCTCGCTTAGGTGACCCTGATGTTTTTACCTCTCCGGATGGTGCCCGTTTACGGTCTCGGCAGTTGGGGTGCGTTGGTATTGCGCGTCGCCAAACCCCAGATGGTGATGTTGTATGGACTCCTTGCACGAATATGTCTGATTATCGGCGTCGGACAGGTGTCGGACCGCAGGCTCGGCGTGATCGCGAACGTGCCGAACGTCGCTTGCTCCGCCGATTGCGTCGTTTGTCTCGCAAAGAAACAACGGATAACAGTTTGCTGGGAGAACTAGAATCTCTTCAGAAGGATCTAAATGATTCTTCTTTGACTCAGGTTAAGAAAGTCCGAAAGGCTCGCTCTGACCGTGCCGCAGCAACTCCGGCTTTGCCTAGTGAAAGAATCAGTGGTTCGTCTCGGAATCCGAAGGGGAGTGCTAGTTCGGCGTCGTCTGCTTCCAAAATTACTCTGAGCGATGAAACCATCAACGCATTGCGTAATAAGGTCAAAGAACATAACGAGAAGATGCGTAAGAAGAACAAACCGCAGCACACGATGGCGAGTCTTGGTCGCTTGAAGTCGGTTTGGCGTCGTGGAGCAGGAGCGTTTTCTTCTTCCCATCGACCGGGAATGACTCGTTCCCGTTGGGCATTTGCTCGGGTGAACGCATTTTTGTACCTGTTAGATAAAGGTAAACCACGTAATTCTCGCTACACGACTGATAACGATCTGCTTCCAAAGGGTCATCCTCGCAAGGGTGGATCAAAAAGTTTGCGTCATATCAACGAGGCGGATTTTTAACTAAAAGTATCTAGTTCCACTAGATGCAAATGTCAATCGTTTATCATGTAAATCAAGACAGCAAGTGGCTGGGTGCTTACCTGAGCCTAGATGTCCTAAACAACATCCAGAAAACCCAACCACAACTCTACGAGGAGTAGGAACAATGTCAGTAGACGAATCACGTCTCAGCGAACTTCAAGGCGCACTCCGCCAGAAGATGGCTGACAACAAGGAAATCGCCGATTCTTTCAAGATGGAAGACGGCGTCATGCAGGTAACTGCTGAGCAGAAGTCGGCGTTCGACAAGAACATGACCGACATCAAGGAAATCAAGAGCCTCATTGAGGGCATTGAGGGAATGCGCGAAGTTGAGCGTTGGAGCGAAGCTCCTGCCGCCGACTCGGTTGCCATGAAGGCTGACGCCCAGGCGTTCGCCACCGAGGTTGCCGACGCCGTCCGCAAGGGTGCAAGCGCCAAGTCTCTCGGCGAGCTCTTCATTGCCTCGGAGGAGTTCAAGAGCCTCAATCAGGGTCGTAACGGTGCGAACATGCCGTCGCCTTGGCAGCTCAAGACCTCTGACTTCACCGGTTACAACGTCAAGGACGTCTACTCGGCGCTCCCCAGCGGTACCCCTGGTTCATTCGGCGCTATCCAGCGCGATCCGATTGTGGACCAGCCGACCCGGACCCGTCGCGTTCGCGACCTGTTCCCGGCTCGCACCACCACCGCTGCGGTCATCGAGTACTTCCGCATGATCGGGTTCACCACCCCCGGCACTTCTGCGGTCAACGCTGCTTCGTCGGTTGCTGAGCGTAACGGCTCGGACTTCCACTTGAAGCCGCAGTCCTCGATGCAGTTCATCGGCGAGCAGGCTCCTGTCCGCACGTTGGCTCACTGGGAAGCCGCACACCGCAACGTTCTCGCTGACGAGCCGCAACTCCGCTCGATCATCGACAACGAGCTCATGTACGGTCTCCGTCTTGAAGAGGACGATCAGCTCCTCAACGGTGACGGAACTGGTGAGAACCTCACCGGTATCCTCCAGACCAGCGACATCCAGACCTACAACTGGTCTGACGGCAACTACGACGCTTCAAACGCAGCCCTCACCGATAAGAAGGTTGATGCGATCCGTCGTGCCGCTACCCTCTCGTTCCTTTCGTACTACGAGCCAACCGGCGTCGTGATGCACCCGAACGACTGGGAAGAGATTGAGTTGTCGAAGGACGCCAACGGTCAGTACCTCGTTGCTGTCTCCGTCGCCATGGGTGGCGAGCCTCGCATCTGGCGGATCCCCGTCATTGAGACTCCTGCTATCGCCGAGGGCACCGCTCTCGTCGGAGCGTTCGGAACCGGCGCACAGTTGTATGACCGTGAGCAGGCCAGCATCCGTATCAGCGAGCAGCACTCGGACTTCTTCGTTCGCAACGCGATCGTCGTCCTTGCTGAGCAGCGCCTCGCCCTCGCGGTGAAGCGTCCGGAGGCATTCGTCAAGGTTTCGTTTGACGCAGCCCCCACCAGCTGAACATAAACACTCAGTAGAGATTGCCCCTCGGCTCTTCGGAGCCGGGGGGTTTTCTCTTTTATGGACATAGCACTATTTGACTCCCTGCTATTATTTATGTGGAGGTGGGCTTTTGTCTCGTAATAGGCGTCGTGGGATTTGGGGAATATTTGCGCCTGTAGCAATATTGGCGTTTATTTCTGGCACCCCTACCGCCAACGCCTCGTCCTACACGGTCACCGAGGAATCCGACTGGTACTTTGAAGTTGAGCAGGACGGCACTGATGTCGTCATCTACGGCAACAGTAACCAGTCGTGCGAAGAGGCAACAGTTGACCCACACCTATGGTTGTATGACGACAAAGACACACTGATCGCATACGACGACGACGGCAACTTCAACGATCAAGACCAGTGCGTGTCGTCGAAGATTTACACGACGCTGGACGCTGGCGACTACCGCCTACGCGCAGGATATTACCCTGAGCAGTTAGGGCTTGGGAACACGCCCGAGTGGGGGACAAGTGATTATGAACTTGTCATTACAGATGTTCAGTTGACTGGTGGAACACCGACCACGACGACCACGACGACGACCACAACTGTTCCGCAAACAATCGGAGCACCAACAAACCTCACCCTGACCGTTGACTACTTCAACGGAACCGTTACCGCCGACTGGGATGCACCAACCAGTGGCACACTCGATCCTGAACGATACGCAATCGGATTTGGTCTCAACGATGACGGCAACGCCGGTCCATACGGAGTGGCGACGGGAAATGTCGGTGACGAAAACGCATTGAACACCGCATACACATTTGACGCCTCATATATAGAAACTCTTTTCAACGAGGCTCACGGGCTATTTAACGTAGCTATCAGATCAGATAATGACACGGAAGCCAGGTACTCCTCCTGGACGCCTGTCCAGTCAACGACAATCATGAACATGCCCGACGTTGTTGACAACCAAACGTACGTGGTGGACAGAGCGACCGGGGATCTGACGTTTAGTTGGGACGCTTCTTCCGACGGATTTGTGGATCCATCTCATTACCAAATCGCTTGGAACGACACCGGGAACATGTGGGAACTAGAAGACGAAGGTGCTATCTCCAGCACTGGGACTTTTTCTCAAACTTCTTACACAGTTGCATACGAAGATATTGGTAGTGGTGTTAAATATTTTAATATTCTGGCGTGTGGTTCTGAAGGGGACTGCCACATCGGTGAAACGATGGAAATTGAGGTTTCAGCACCACCGCCACCAACGACAACCACAACAACCACAACGACAACGACAACAACCACCACAACATCAACGACGACAACAACGACAACGCTGCCGCCAACAACAACGACTTCCACAACATCTACAACAACCATACCCACCACAACGTCTACAACGACGACTACAACGGAGGTGCCGCCATCAACAACTACTTCGACGACTACGGTTCCCCCAACTACGAGCACTTCCACGACAACCACCACATCAACAGCGCCGCCAACAACAACGACAGTCGCACCTACCACTACCGCTCCAACTACAACCACCACTACATCGTTGCCACCGACAACGACGTCGTCGTCTACGACCACCTCAACTGTCCTGCCTGCAACGACGAGCCCGACGACCACCGTAGCGCCGACGCCTACTACCGTTCCAGAAAACCTGGCTCTGCTACCTGATGACGTTGTAATTCAGACAGAACCAGAAGAAGGGGTTCTGGATATTGAGGATCTGAAGAACGTTGAGCCTGACGAAGTTCTCCTGATTTCAAAGATTGAAGATCAAGAACTCGCCGAAGACGTAGCCCACGTTCTGGACGGCGAAGTCTCTGTTGAAGAAATCACCGAGATCGTTCAATCTGAAAACTTTGAAACGCTTGACGACGGCGTGAAACAAGCTATCGCCAAAGAGCTTTCAGATGAATCTAAAGAGATCAAAGAGACATTTGAGGAAGAAGTCAACATCTTCGAAGGCGGATTTGACGACTATGTGCCTCAGGACTCTCTAGTTGACGTGGGAACACGTCGCGTCATCACTGCGGTAACAACAATTGCCGTCGTTATCCCTACTTCTGGCGGTGGTTCCGCTGGAGGTGTGAGCAAATCAAAATCTTCATCCCGAGGGGGGAGGAAATAAAAATGAAGAAAGCACTATCTCTAATAAAAAAGAAGATTGTTCAACTTTGGTTTGAGTTGGGCGATCTTGCATGGACACTCGCTGGGACGGGTCTAGTTTTGATCACTTTGAGTGGAGACACACTCAAATGGGGTCTTTACATGTCTATCTCTGCTTTGGTGATCCATTTACTGGTAATTATTTCAAGTTCAGGAGATGAATGATATGGACATGTGGTGGGGAATTGCAAAAAGGATATTTGCATATTTCGTAATGACTGCCCTCGGAATGATCGGCACAGGAACTCTTGTCGGCATAGAAGTTTGGCAGGCTGCTGTGATGGCAGGCGTTACGGGTGTCGCAAAAGTCGTTGAAGGCTTGGCTCGCGCTTATGTCGGTGACGGTCAACTTGATCAGGAAGAGATCAACGAGGTTTTTTCCGCAGCTCCAGTCATGACTAAGTGAATAAAGGCATTCAGCCACAGCACATAACTTCACAATGCTAAAATAGAAGCATCCACAACCAAGGAGTTTGTAATGGCTAAGCGCCCGTACACCGGATTTGACGAAATCGCTTCAGGCAAGCGTGCTGGAATGGAAGCACTCATTGACCTTCTTGAAGCACATTTTGGGCTTTGGAATAACGGAAGCTTTGGCGTTCGTAAGAAAAGAGGAAAATCCTCGTACAGCGTCCATGCGACGGGTCGAGGGGCGGACCTTTCTTGGCGAGGTAAGCCATACCGTGGAACTGGTAACTACGAAGACGCTTGCAAAATGATGGACTTCCTCGTGGAGAACGCCGACGCACTTCACATTGAAGCAGTCTTTGACTACTACCCAAAGCCTTGGGGTCGCGGATACAAATGCGACCGAGATGCTTGGCAGGTCTATGACAAAAAGGCGTTCAGCGGCGCACCTAACGGAGATTGGGTACACGTCGAGATATCGAATGAAAAAGCCGATGACGCCCAGTTCTACATTGACGCATTCAAAGAACTCCTTGGTGACGCCCCCGTTGAGGTGAAAGCGTCTGCTTCTGCTCCTGCGCCGAAGGCTCCACGAGGCAAAAAGCCGTGGCTGACCAAGGGTTCAAAAGGTGACGAAGTCAAGGAAATGCAAGAGATTGTTGGCGCTACGGCTGACGGTGACTTTGGTTCAAAGACCGAAGAGGCTGTGCGTGCTTGGCAGTCAACGCATGATCTCCATGTTGATGGCATTTGGGGACCAGGGTCTGCCGGTCACGCCGCTGAGGGTTGCGATCATGATGGCGGTTCAGCCCCTGCTCCCAAGGCTCCAGCGAAAAAGCCTGCCGCCAAGGTTGTTGTGCCGGATGATGGTGGCGATGACGGTTCCGAGGCAAAGTTGTTGCCTTATCCTGGTTCGCCAGTCAAGCGTCTTTCTTCAGGACCCGTTGTTGAGCAAATCCAGAATCGTGTGGGTGTTGCGACCGACGGAAAGTTTGGTCCTCGCACATTGGAAGCAGTTCGTCGTTTCCAGCGTCAAAACCGTGCTCAGTGTGGTCCGGCTGATGGTGTTGTCGGTCCTCGCACTTGGAAAGCAATGTTTGGCTGAAAAAATCAGCAAAGCCAATAGGGGGCTTAAAAAATGGGTTTCGTTCGGAGAAATGTTGCGAATGTCATTGGCGTTGCTCTAATTGCTATTGGATGCCTAAGTGTCGTTCCGACACCATCGTTTAGCACGCCTGCTTTTGCCTCCGGTAGCGGTGGCGGACCTATGGTTTTGGACGGCATGGACCCTGCGTGTCACGCCGTGTATGGAGAGGGAACAGAAAACTATATTGCCAAGGTGTTGGACAGTGTTTACTCGCAGTCTTTGATGCCGGGCAACAACGGAAAAATTGCGATTCTGGGTGTTGGTTCGTCGGTCGGTGGGTGCGGTAGCGACTGGGACACCCAGATTCCTATCTTCCTTTCATCTTTTGATACTGCCCCTGAAGTCGAGTTCTTCAATACGGAAGCAGAAATTGACACATTCTTTGGGACGAACATTGTTTCTGATCCGCCGCGTGTTATCTGGATTCCTGACGACTGGGGACGTAGTGGGGCTATCAGCGGCAAGTTCACTGATAACGCCGAGAAGATTGCTGACTATGTGAACTCTGGTGGTGGTTTGTTTGCTAACTACAACACCTTCGGGTGGCTTACCGCCCTGTTGCCTGACGCTGTATTCAACGATGGTGGGTGTAATGGTGGTCCAGACGCTACCGCTGATGGCACTACTGATTTCGGTTTGACTAACGCTGACGTTGTCGCCTGTTGGCACGGATACTTCACCGGAGATCTTGGTGGTTTGAGGACACTTGCAGAATGGGAATACCCAACTGGATCATCAAGCATCGTGGCAGTGTCCATCGGCGGTGGCGAAGTTTCACTGCCAAGTTCTTTCACTTTGACGATTTCCCCAGAGAACCCGAATGCCGGGGAAGATCTCATTATCACTGCGGTAGCCCAAACACTTGATGGCACGCCGCAGGAAGGTGTGGAAGTTACCGTGACGGTTAGTTCTGGTCCAGATGCTGGCGAAGTGCTCACGGCTACCACCGACGCTAGTGGTGTTGCCACAATCACGGTGAGAACTGAGAGCGAAGGTACTGCTGTCTACACGGCGACCGCAACAGTTAATGGTGTTGAGAAGACCGTTTCCGCGACTGTTTCATGGAATCCTCCGACTACGACCACTGAGGCTCCTACGACGACCGCAGCGCCAACTACTACTGCAGCACCGACTACGACTCAAGCGCCTACCACGACCGCAGCGCCAACCACTACTGAAGCGCCAACCACTACTGAAGCGCCAGTTCCTGAAACGACTGAAGCTCCAGCACCAGCGCCTGCGACTACCGAGTCTCCCACCACAACCGAAGTTGTTACAACGACGACAGAACATGATCATTCAAGCCATGATCACGGCGTCCTTCCGGTCACAGGTGGCTCAACCAATAGCAGATTGATACTTGCAGTAATCATGATCAACGCCGGGATTCTGACTATCGGGATCTCCTCAATCCGCAGAAAAGCTGCATCGAAATGAAAGACATGAAAGAAAGAACCATGTACGTGCTTGCCGTCGGTGTCATGGCAGCAATCCTCGTTGCCATTGTCGGCGACTATCTCGTTGCTGCTATTGAGACTCGAACAACTGGCGAGGCTGTTGAAGTTTCTTCTGACGTGATGACGCTTGTCCAGACTGCTCTTGGCGGTGTCATCGGTATCATCGGTGGATACTTCGGTGCCAAGGGTTCCAAGAAGGATGACGACTGAACTTTGAAGTCATTAATGAAGATAATCTTGTGGGTAGCCACAATAATTTCTTTCATGTCTGGTATCTTGATGGCTGGTTTAATACTGAATAGTTTTTTCAATAACTAAGGATCCCATCATGTCGTCATCTACTAAATCAAAATGGTCAAAAGAAGACCGCCAAAGGTTCTCAGACAAAAACGTTTTGAGAGCAAAAACTGTGCCTGCCAAGCGCAAGCCTGAACCTACTGCTAAAGAGTGGGACAAATAGTTTCCGCTATTGACATCTCTGTGGAGATTCAACAATAATCGGGGAAGGTTATGAGGACACTCCATGAAGCCAAACTTGTCAAGATTGTTGACTCAACGACCATTGATCTTCTTATTGAGTTGGGGTTTGGTGTATCTACTCGGATACGCTTGCATTTACATGGTGTTGAGGCTCCGGCTGAACCGAGCCCCATGAGCGATGCCCCTGGTTGGCAAACTGCGATCGACTACATCTATGACTGGTTTGCTGGACATACAGTCGTTTATGTGGGGACAGTTCTGTCATCAGGCGAACCTGAAATTTTCTACGGCTATCTTTTCAGTGACATAAAGATGACTTCATGCCTAAATGATTCCTTGGTTGATGCAGGTCTTTTGTTGCCTAAATCAATGTGAAAACTGTCAACGTTTACTAAAACGTGTAAGCAGTTGTTGTAAAATGTAACCGAGGGAAAAGTTCCCTCTCACTAGATCTCTAGATGAAGAGGGAAGATCATGGACATTTCCATGGGCGAAGCAGTAGCAGCGGTTGCAGTCGGACTTGGGACATTACTTACAGTCCTCATTGAGAAACTACGCAGAGACAACAACCGCGACCATGGAATGGTGAGAGACATCCTTAAAGACATCCACGGAGATGTTGAAGACGTCAAGACAGACGTCAGGCGGGTTAGTGAGCGTGTTGATGACCACATTGAGTGGCATATGAATCAGGCGGCTCCTGCTCCGAAGAAGCGAGGACGCCCTCCGAAGCAATCTAGTTAAGTTACTATTTCTGAATGAGCGGTTCTGAATTTCCTTTACTCGCTTCCAGAAAAAATCTCATATCTGAAGATACGTGTCTAAACGCTATTGAACTATTTGAAAACGCTGATCTTGGTGAGAGTTCTCCCCTCCACCGCACCTTTGACCAGAAATGTGGAACACTCAATATGAGTGTTTTGTCGCCTTGGCTTCCCATATCCGGTTTGCGAGTTGGGGATCCTATGGCACATCTGGCTGGCTTAGGTGTTGACGATCCATCAGCGAAATTCATTCTGGATGAGCTAGTTGAGCCAACTGAAAAGTTCATGACGGAAAGCAGGGGACATCAAATGCACTGCTTGTCGTTCTCAATCAAAAAGTACCCAGTTGGTTCGTTTATGAATCAACATTCAGATCAACCTATCGTTTCACGTTGGTTCAGTAACGACCAACTAGAAAATATTGGGGGCTTCTTTAGAAATCGACCCTTCCCGCTTTTCCTTCTTGATTCAAGTTGCTCGCTGCTACTGAACGAAGATTTTGACGGTGGCGAGATTTACTTTTGTGCTAACGGAGCCCCTGACAGCAACCCGACGTTAGTTATTGATCAAGAAGCAGGCGAGGTGTACGGCTGGCCATCGTCAGAAATGTACAAACATGGCATAAAGCCAGTGATTAGCGGCGAACGCTACGTTTTCGTTGGTCACTACGCTACGAAATACACACTTGATGCGTATTTTGAGATAGGTAAAATGTTTTTACCTGAGGAAAGTTTTTTGATGTTTGGCGGTACAGAGAGAAACTAGAGGCGTCTTACTGAAACGCTCCACATTGGTGGCATCGCTCGTCGCTTCGAGCCAGCAACATTCCGCACTCAATGCAGTACAAGTCAAGCTTGTCGTCTGTTTCAACCTTCTCTACAGGGTCTTCCATGAACCTATCTTAGAACAGGCGAGGGTTCCTCATGCGCAATAGTGATGTGAGATAATGTATATGGATACCGGGGGATTTAAAGAAGCCGAACCCTATTTTTAGGATTTATCCAAATGATTGACATTTCCTCCGAAAGCGTGTGGCATAGCGACGGTCATCGCATGTACATGCAACTCAACCGCAACGAACTCTC